ATATATAGTTGTATGTTAGAATAATGTTTTTCTTTAGAGGTGAAAAATTATGAGTAAAGTTGCATTGATTACTGGTATTACTGGTCAAGACGGAAGCTATCTCGCAGAACTTCTACTTGATAAGGGATACGAGGTTCATGGAATTGTTAGGCGCTCAAGTACAGGAATCAATGCTGTCAACATCGAATCCATTCAACATAGACTTAAACTTCATTATGGCGATTTGACCGATTCTGCAAATCTACAGTCTATTGTTTTTAAAGTGAAGCCAGATGAGGTTTATAATCTTGGCGCACAAAGTCACGTTAGCGTAAGTCACGATTGCCCAACATACACTGCTGAGACAAACGCAATCGGTGTTCTAAAATTACTTGAAGCTGTTAAAACACTTGCGAAAGAAAAACAAGTAAAGTTTTATCAAGCATCGACAAGTGAATTATATGGCAAAGTAAAAGAGACTCCGCAAACAGAGAATACTCCATTCTATCCACGATCACCATATGCTATAGCCAAACTCTACGGCTACTGGATTGTAGTGAACTATCGCGAAAGTTTTAATCTCTTCGCATGTAATGGTATCCTATTCAATCATGAAAGCCCACGACGTGGTCCAGAGTTTGTTACTCGAAAGATCGTTCAAGGAATGATTCGTACCCACCTTGGATTACAGCCAATTCTACAATTAGGTAATTTAAATACTCGCCGTGGTTGGGGCCATGCTAAAGATTATGTCCGCGCAATGTGGGCAATGTTGCAACAAGACAAGCCGGATGATTATGTTATCTCCAGTGACGAAGAGCGTTCAGTTCGCGATTTTTGCGAAGGTGTTGCAGAATATCTCGGATTCGAAATTGAATGGCGTGGAGAAGGTTTGAATGAAGTTGGTATCAACACTTCGACTGGCAATAAAATTATTGAAGTCAATAAACAATTCTATCGGCCGGCAGAAGTGCCAATGATTTTCGGCGATTGCAGTAAAGCTAAGAAAATGTTAGACTGGCAGTCTGAGTACACGTTTAAAGACTTGGTATTCGAAATGTGTGAAACTGAAATGAGGAAACAAAAAAATGCATATCTATGAAAGTCCTGATAAAGGTGAAACAATTTACAAAAGAGAATTTGGTTCATTAGAAAAAATTCTAGTCCGATCACCAGAAAAAAAAGTAGTTCTAGTTACTGGTGGATTTGATCCACTTCACTCTGGGCATCTCGCATACTTCAAATCTGCTAAAGAACTTGGAGATATACTTGTTGTTGGTATTAATTCGGATTCTTGGTTGAAGAGAAAAAAAGGTCGTTCATTCTATACTTGGAATGAACGATTTCAATTGATTAAGAATTTAGAAATGGTAGATTACGTTATCGAATTTAACGATGACGAAAATAATTCAATCAATGCAATCAAACAAGTTTCCGAAAAATTTTCTAATGCAAAAATTATTTTTGCAAATGGCGGAGATCGAACGGTAGATAACATTCCAGAAATGGGATTGCTTGATGATGAACAATATAAAACCAACTTGGAGTTTGCATTCTCCGTTGGTGGTGACAATAAAATGAATTCATCTTCATGGATTCTTGAAGAATGGAAAGCGCCTAAGACTAATAGGTCGTGGGGATATTATAGAGTTTTGCATGAACAAAACAAAGAAATTAAAGTGAAAGAATTGACGATTGAGCCAAAAACATGTTTGAGTATGCAACGGCATAAGAATCGTGCGGAGCATTGGTTTGTTGCGGAAGGCACAGCTTCAGTATATACTTTAAATTCTGATATTGAACTAGTTGGAAATTTTAATAAATTTGAATGTCTACATATCGATAAAGAACAATGGCACAAACTCTGTAACGAAACAGATAGTCCATTGAGAATTATTGAAATACAGTATGGCGAAAATTGCGCTGAAGAGGATATTGAAAGAAAATGACGTTAATACCAGGAAGTATCGGTGATCTTATTGATCGAATTACAATTCTTCAAATAAAGATGATTGAAATCAAAAACGAAGAGAAGCTAACAAATATTAAGAAAGAATACGATCTTTTAACTTCACTAGATACATATAAGCAAATCAAAGATGTTGTTCTAAAGCAATTTCACGAATTATTTGCTATCAATTATCAAATCTGGAATCTTGAGGATGACATTCGTGATCTAATTGCTATAGAATCTTATGAAGAACATTTTATTAATGTTGCTAAATTGATTCCTAAAACTAATGATGAACGTGCAAGAATTAAGAAAGAAATTAATCTACTTTGTAATTCTGAATTGATTGAAGAGAAATCTTACCATGGAGAAACTAATGAAAAAACTACTTGAACTTGGAAATCATTATGTAAGTGATTTCATCAAAGACGATAGCGAAATGCAAGGTCGTCAGAAATATAGTCTCGATTTGTATCTTGATGAAGAATTGGGTGCACCACGTTTGGATCCAAAAGATATTGCTCCACCATCTACTATGTGGGGCAAGTATTGGTATCGTAGCGCAATCAATACAAGCATGACACTTGAATTACAAGGTATCGTAAAAGAAATTACATCCCGCGTTAAACTAAAAGATGATGACATTTGGCTTGACATTGCATGTAATGATGGAACGCTATTGAAAGCGGTTCCAGACAATCTAAACAAAGTCGGTATCGATCCTTGCGACGATTCATTCTATGCAGAGAGCAGCAAAGTTGCTACAGTTGTCCAAGATTACTTTACTAAATCTGCATGGGAAAGAACTAAATTTGCTGGCAAGAAAGCAAAAGTCATTACTTGTATTGCAATGTTTTATGATCTAGATGATCCGCATCCATTTGTAAAAGACATGTATGATGTTCTTGATGATGATGGTGTTGCAGTTCTTCAAATGAGTTATACACCTTTGATGATTAATCAACTAGCATTTGATAACATTTGCCATGAGCATGTTTACTACTATGATCTAAAGAGTATCAATAAGCTATTCTCTCAGCACGGTTTCCGTGTTGTTGATTGCAGTTTGAATGACACTAATGGTGGAAGTTTTAGAATCTATTTCCAAAAAGATACTGCATCAATTACAAGTTTTGGATCATCACCTTTGCGCGATGTTTGTGACTATCGTGTAGAATCAATCCTTAACTATGAGAACAATGTGGTTGACATTTCAAGTCCAATCATTTGGAATTCATTCAAGCACCGACTTGACGATTTGAAAGTTGATGTTCTTGAATTCATTGACAATGCGAAGAGCAAAGGTAAGAGTGTGTATGGCTATGGCGCAAGCACCAAAGGCAATACGTTGCTACAATACTTTGGTATCGATCATACGCATGTTACAGCAATTGCAGAGCGTAGTCCATACAAGTTTGGATACAAGACAGTTGGTTCAAACATTCCCATCATCAGCGAAGATGAAATGCGAAAAGCAAAGCCAGACTATGCTTTGGTACTTCCCTGGCATTTCATTAGCGAGTTTCAAGTAAGAGAGAAAGCATTTCTAGATGCTGGTGGTGCGTTTATTGTTCCTTGTCCAGTTTTTGAAATTATCTCCAAATGAACATCACCAACATAACATTTTTCAATCGTTGGAGAAACGGCGATTGCTTCATCAATAAAGAATACGTTAGGGATATTATTTCGAGATATCCTAACGGAATCACTTTTAAATATGCTCATGATAATCATCCAAACATTGTTTCGGATTTGAATTGTGAGCATGTTCCTTTAAGTGCAATTCATCCTATTGGAACATTCACTCCACTAGCACAAGTAGAGAATACTCTTTACATCAACACTTGGGTTGGCTGTTGGATCGGTAAGCATCTAAAAGAAAAAGATCATGCAAATTTTTACTGTTTGCATGACATGTGGAAAGAGTTTTATCAAGCATTAAATCTAGAAATGAAAGGTGATTATTCACGATATCATCCTTCTATCGATTTTCAAAAGTTCGATCTTACAGAAGCAAATCATTATTTTCTTAGGTCGAATCCTAAAGAATTCATTTTAATATGCAATGGTGTTCAGCAAAGTGAGCAAAGTAGCATGGGTGATATGCAAAATATTATTTTTGAACTTGCTACGAGATTTCCAGAAAAAGATTTTCTTATGACATATAAAGTTGATGTTGAGTTACCAAACGTAACATATACTGATGATTTATTTAATGCTCATATAGGAAATTTAAATCAGATTGCTTATCTAAGTCAATTCACTAAATTGATTATCGGAAAGAATAGTGGTCCGTTCAGTTATGCACATATTAAAGAAAACATGAATAACTATCAAAAGACGTTCATGTGTTTTTCGCATAAGATGAGAGATTGTTTGATGGGTGAAGGTGAATACTTAGCAAATTCATTTTTTAGTGATACTATTGATGATAACAAAGCAATTGAAATCTGTGAAAATTTAATACGACATCCTTCGTATGTAAATTATAAAAAGCCCACTGTGGAGTTATTTGAATGAAAAATGTATTATTAGTTACTGGTGAATCTAAAGAATGTGGCATCTATCAATATGCTGATTCTGTCTTTGAAATTCTAAAGACTTCAACAAAATACGAATTTGATTTTCTCGCAACAAACAACAAAGAAGATTTGTATAATCATCTAGAAGAAAATGATACAGTAGCAATCATTTACAATCATCATCCACATACAATGAATTGGTTGAATAGTAGCATCACTCGTCCAATTCATAATGCTGGTCTTGTAAAGCAAATTGCGATCTTTGGACATGAACATCTAAACACATTTACTGGCGCCGATTATTATATACATACAGATCCTAATGCTGAATTAGAAGAAAATGAATTTGCAGGAATCCCCCCAATTACATACTACGATGACATCCAATATAGCAAGCCGAATGGAACTATTAAAATTGGTACTAGTGGAATCAGTAATCGAACTAAAGACTTGCCAACATTAATTCGATTAATCAATGAACAATTCACAGAAGATGTGATTCTAAATCTACATGTTTCTGATGGCGTGTTTGTTGATCCTACTGGTAAACTATCTGGTGCATTAGTGGATAAATGTTTAGAACTTGCAAATAGCAATGTGAAAATTAATTTCACTAGAGATTTTTTATCCAAAAAAGATTTAATCTCATGGCTAAATCAAAATGATATTAATTTGTATTGGTATCAGACTCCAGAAGTTCCTGGAGTCTCTGGATCTATTGATCGTGCATTAGCATCAAGAAAACCATTTGGTGTAAATCATTCTAGCTTCTTTTCACATGTAAGAAGGGACTTTAACGATTTGACAAAAACATCAATTAAAGATATAATTGCTGCTGGTGTTGAGCCACTTCAAGAATTCTATGATGCATGGAATCCAACGAATCTTTTAAATCTTTATGAGAGCATTATAGAAAAATGAGTAGATACTACAACAACTGGTCTGGCACTTTATACTATTCTTTCAATAAGAGTGATACGATTCGCGAAACATTTAGTCAAGCATATCAAGACATATTTGTTCTATCTGTGTTAGATGGGAAAATGAATGGAAGTTATTTAGAAATTGGATGCAATGTTCCAGACTATACGAATAATACATATCTACTTTCAAAAGAATATGATTGGACTGGTGTAAGTATAGATTGTATAGAAAGTTTGCGTGAATCTTGGAATATGCAAAGAAGTAAAGATAAGTTTTTAGCTTGTGATGCTTTGACAGTAGACTATAAGCAAATTCTCGACAATAACTATAATGGCGAAAAAGTATTAGATTATCTTCAATGTGATATTGAACCTCCAGAAAAAACATTTCGAGTTCTTAAAAGACTACCTCATGATGAATATAGATTTAAAATAATTACTTTTGAAACCGATGCTTATACTGGAGATGAAGGTCTCGAGGTTCGACAGGAAAGTAGAAAATTTCTATCAAATCTAGGATACGAACTAATTATTGGTGACGTATTAGTCGATGGTGGCAATCCATATGAAGATTGGTGGGTAGCACCAGATCTAGTGAATATGGAAGTTGCAAACGATATTAAGATCCGAGCAGCGACTAATCAATTCCCGGCAAAGTTATTATTCAAGTGATTTGACTTTTAAGTAAGAGTCTGTTATACTTATTCTTTGTTCAATAGGAAAACTATGAATCTTAAAATTCTAACTCAAAAAGAGTTTGAAGGAGAAATCAAATCCTTGCAAAAACAGCTACAGCCGATTACAATGATAGACACGATTCTAGAATATTGTGAACGGAAGAAGATTGAAGTCGAAACAGCGGCAGCACTCATTACACCAAAGATGAAAGCTACGATTGAAAGCGAAGCAATGAAAGCTAGATTGATTCCCCAAAAAGCAAGACTACCACTAGACGATGAGGACTAAACTATGGAACCAGAAGTTAACGACAAAGTTTGGATCATTACTCCAGAACACAAAAAATGTATCAACGACATTTGTTACTGGAGAAAAAACGACTACATGGTCCAACAAAACATGGGTTGGCGCTGGGGTAAATTTACAGTACCAGCACCAGATGATCTTACCATCGAACAATGGTTAGCATCATATGATTCGAGTGTTGGAACTGATCTATATGAAGACTTTGGTGATGTATTTGATTTTGACACACAAGATGGTGTTTGGGAAGATTGGGATTTTCCAAGTAACATGCCAGAAGAAGATAGAGAAGCATTCAATTCAATCTATGAAGAAGACGGCACATGGGGATTAGAACAAGATGGATGGGTATCTGTTGATTGCGAAATCAATGTTTCTGGTCCATTAAAGATTGAAGAACAATGATTCCAGTTCTACTACTAAAAACATTGAACAACAATACTAAGATCAAAAGTAATAAACCACTTTGCGCCCTAGTATTGCCAAAGAATAAGACACAAAGTCTTATAAATAAAGTTGTAGAGAAATCTACATATACTTTAATTACACAGTAATACACATTTATACATTTTAATACGAGGTAACACACTATGGCATCATCATTTGCAGATCTAAAGAAGTCCCGCAACAAGGACTTAGAGAAACTAACACAAGAAGTTTCTAAACTCTCAAACAAAGAAGAAGGTAAAAAATCATACGAAGACCTTCGATTCTGGAAACCCACAGTAGATAAAGCTGGTAACGGTTTCGCAACAATCCGCTTTCTTCCCGCACCAGAAGGCGAAGACGTTCCCTGGATTCAAATATTTCAGCACTCGTTTCAAGGTCCAGGTGGATGGTATATCGAAAACTCTCTTACGACGCTAAACAAAAAAGATCCAGTCTCAGAACATAACACAGTTCTTTGGAACTCTGGTATCGATTCAAACAAAGACGTTGCGCGTAAGCAGAAGCGTAAGTTGCAATACATTAGCAACATCTATGTTGTTAAAGACCCAGCCAATCCTGAGAATGAAGGAAAAGTCTTTTTGTATAAGTTTGGCAAGAAAATCTTTGACAAGTTAAACGATTTGATGAATCCCGAATTTGAAGATGAAGCGCCAACGAATCCATTCGATCTTTGGGAAGGTGCTAACTTTAAGCTAAAAATTCGTAAAGTTGAAGGATATCAAAACTACGACAAGTCTGAGTTTGATCGTCCAGCACCATTGTCGCAAGATGATGATGATTTGGAGAACATTTGGAAACAAGAACATGCATTGTCTGAGTTTCTTGATCCAAAGAATTTCAAATCGTATGACGAATTGAAAGCTAAACTCAATAAAGTTCTTGGTCTTGATGGTGGTGGCGATAGCGATTCAATCTCTTCTATCGTTGCAAAGAGCGCACCAGCTGCTCCAGTAGCAAGTAAAGCAAAGAAGACTGTTGCTGATGCATCAGAAGATGACGATGACGAATCTTTGAGTTACTTTGAGAAATTAGCAGAAGACTAATTTTAATTCTTATATTATGTGAAAAGGAGAGCATCAGCTCTCCTTTTTTTTTATCCAATAACTGGAACTGCAGTTTGTGCACCCACAGATCGTAGAACATCAAGAGTATCTGTGCGTTTAATTATAGTGGTCGATGAATTATTGTTAGTGATTTTGTTTCCGGAGTTAACAACGGCATTAGTTCCGCTGGTATTTGTGCTACTAGTTCCGCCACCAGATGCAGCGACTGCAGCAGTAGTTGCTGCCGCTGCAGATTGATTTGCAATATAGTTTCCGACATTTGTTGCAGTTGCTGAAGGAATGATTGCTTTTACTGTATCAAGATTTGTTGTGAAGTCTTCAGCAGTTAGTTTATTATCATTATTCAAATCATAGATAGGTCTTCCTTGTTTATCATATCCTACAATATTTTGTATTCCTGTAGTTTTCCATTCGTAAATTGGTCTGGTAACATATTCGCCTTCTTGACCCAAAACTGTTTCTGTACGTCCAGTATCAACATATTGTGGTTGATCTGATACTGGGACAGGGACATAAGTACCAGTTTGTTCATTCCATACGACTCGAGGAGATCCCCCAGTCATTCCCACATCCTCAACAAAGTAGCCGTTCGAGGCTTCAATTGGTTGCATATTATAATTAGCTTTACTTATAGAAGTATCTATTCGTTTCGCAGTAGCTTCAAGTAATCCCGAACCAAGTGTCTTGTAATTGACTTTTTGTAATGCTTCTGCAGTCTTGCTGAGTTCTTCTGTTACTTTAGCATCATGAGTCACGCCTTTTTTATAAAGTTCTTCAACTTTTTTTACAATTCTTCTTGCAACTTCATTAGCATTTAATTTAGAAAATGCTTCTGGAGTACCAAAGTCGATTTGATCAATTGATTGAGGCAGAGGTGCTTTTGGAGTGCCATTATAAAAACCTATAATAACGCCCCATTTGTTAATTTGTGTGCCGAGATATTCGAATGCACCAATATATGTACTAAGAGTTCCAGCTTGCACTTCAAATGCTTTTGCAGCATTGAATGCGATTCTCAATAATTGATCTGAAATTTCTATCCATGCCATTTTCTGATCTTGATTCAAAGCATCAAATTCAAATACCCAATTAGTTGTTATTTTTGAAATGTCATTATTTCCATTAATATAAAGTACCCTTTGAATTGTTGGATTTGGTGGATCATTACGTCCCTTCATCCACGCAGTAAATGCCGCAGCCCCAAGAATAATCCACGTGACTGGATTCAATGCTAATGCATATGCTGCTTCCCCCAGACCTGAAAGCATCCCACCACCAGCAGCGGGGGTGGCGGTAGGTGCAACTGCACCAATAGTTCCGGTGCCGGCGGCAGCTTGTCCTTGTGCAACACTATTTGCCCACGCGGCAGCTCCAGCCGTAGATGAACTACCTGTAGCTGCACCAGCCGTACCGAGTAAAGTAGATCCACCAGCAGCAAGTGTTCCGTCTATAATAGGTGCTGCTGTTTGCGATTGGGTTAAAAGTCCCATTTGATTCATTACATAAGCACCACCCGTCTGAAGAGCACCAGTAGCTGCGTTAACATATGGAGCAATATATGGAGCTGCATATGAATATGCAAGTTTTGCTCCATATTTAAGACCTTCACTAATTGCAAAGTTTGCAAGAGCTGCTGTGTATGGATTTTTTCCTTTACCACCCAATCCTTTATAAATTGTATTAGTTAATGCGACTCTACCAAGATCGAGAGCCATGTTACCGACATTTGCTAGTGGACCTCCAGAACCGAAAAATCCACCACCTCCACCACCACCAAAACCAAGAGATCCACCAGCAGTAGATCCTGATCCAACTCTACCTTCAGATATTGCAGTTATAACTTCTTGAAGTTTACCTATTATACCTTGACCACTAGATTCAGTTGCATACTTTGCTTCAGCAGCATCAGTTTGTCTTCTAATTTCAGCTTCTGCCCTTTGAGCATTTCCTTCTTCCTGAAGCCAAGCATTTTTCTTTGCTATTTCGTTTGCTACATCATCTCTAATAGTTAATGCATTGTCTCCACCAACAACTGATTTGACGGTAGGTTCTTTATCATAACCACTTGTCCATGTTGGTCCAACGGCAGCATTAGTTTTATTCTCTGATGATGGAACGTTATATCTACCATAAGCATCTGTGCTAAATGATGAAGTGCTATTTAAACTAACTTTTTTACCAGTTCTTGGATCGACCCACTCAGAAGCCTTTGCATTTGGATCCATGAATCTGCCGACAGGATCACTAACGGCAGCACCAAGAGTGTTAGCCATGTAGTTGACGCCTTCCATTGGATTCTTGAATCCATACTTAGAAAAGACAGTCTCATATCCAGTAGCTACACCAGTAGTACCGTATATCAATTGTTCAGCAGCTAGTTTCTTATTACCTCTAGCATAATTACCAAGAATCTGACCAGTGAGAATGTTACTCTTTTCAGCATCCATTCCACCGATCATACCAAATAGAAGTCTTCCTCCAGCGCGAGCGCCTGCTTCAAGATATCCAGTTGCTAGATTATTGAGTGCTGGCGCAAACATTCCGCCATATTGCTTACCAAATAGACTTGTCGCTAATTTGTTTACACTCTTGCCTACGCCAAAGATATTATTTAATTGTTGTCCACGGAATAATGCTCCACCAGCAGCTTGTTGACTTACACCAACACCTTTAGGAAATAATGCTTGTCTTAGTGCAAGACTAAATGCTTTTGGAACAGTCTTTTGAAATTGTTTTGCAAAATTCGCATTTGTTTCTGCAATGATTTGTTCTGGAGTTTTTAATATTGGACGAATTGGTTTATCTCTTGGAGCAACAGCTCTTGCAATTCTTGCGCTACTTTGTGCAAGATTTTTGAAATTGTCTACTGTTTCTTTACCAATTTTTTCAGCAACTTTGATAGTAGCATTTGATGCTTTACGAATTTCAGTTCTAACTTCTTCCATCTTTTGAGTCAATGGAGAAGTTTTTGGCTTTGGACTTTCTGGAATCTTTGATCCAGAGAATGGTGTATCAGCTTCTGGGTTTGGACCTTCTTTATATGATCCAAATCCTGGACCAGTAAATACTGGAGTTGTCGGCATAGCCTCATATGCTGCTTGACTATCTCTCGCTGAATTGAATCCTGGAGATTGTGGTGTCTTTGCTGGTTCTGCTGGTTTAGGTGTAGGTTTTGATTCTGATTGTGTTTTTGAATTATCTGGAGTTAAATTTTTTTGTTCATTTGGTTTTCTTTGCATTTCCAATGCGTCTTTTTCTTCCTGAATAAATCTTTTTCTGACACTTTCTTGTACTGCTTGAGAACTACCTGAAAATTTAGTTGCTCTGAGTTTATACACATTAGAAATTATTTTTTCGGGATCGGCATCATTCCCACCAGATTCTTTGATTGCAGTTTTAAATATATCATTAGCACCACCTGGACCGTGTTGTACTACTGTACTGAAAAAAACATCTTTTATTGCAGGTGATTGCTTTTGGACATCATATTTTGTTTGTTTTAATAAAGAAGATACGGCAGGTTTATATTGTGTTTCTTCTATAAAATCATGTTGTAATTGTTCAAAAGATTGTCCTTTTTCACTGGCTATTTTTTTCCATTCATCAACAAATGGTCCCGTTTTTCCACCCGTATCTGCTGGTCCAGATGCTTTTAATCTAGATACAATATCTGTTTCACCTTTAGCTTTAGCAAATTTTAAAAAAGCAGCCATACTACCAACTCCCGCTGCTATTTGATAAGTACCGTAGCTTGTTCCTCCTTTTTTATCCCATCCAACTATTCCAGCAGAACTTTTTCTACCACCAGTTTCAAATTTTGAACTTAATTTGCCTAATTCTGGTTTAACTGTTTCTGTTGCTTTGCCAATTTCCGGTGCTTTAACAGGTTCTGCAGAAGTTGCTGCAGCACTCGCATTAGGCGGTGGAGAAGTAGCAACGGCACCACCAGGAGGTACTACTACTCCTGGTGCAGGTACTGCAGAAGTTGTCGCAGCACTCGCATTTGCAGCTCTCATTGCAGCTTGTTTTGCTGCTTTACCTCCCATTGGATTTGGAACATTTCCTAAAATGTTTCCAGCTTGATTTGCTGGAGCGTTCATTTCGGCGTTAACTTGTTTTGCTAGTTTTGGATCTACTAGTGTTTGTCCTAAACCAGTTTTGTCAACAATAGTCTTTAAATCTGGAAATTTGAAATTAGTGAACCAGTTTTTAACTTCACCAAAAGATGATTCTACAGATTTTGTAATTCCACCAAATGCAGAAACTACATAATTTGTAGCAGTTGTAAAAGATGATTCTACAGAATTTCTAATTCCATCAAATGCGGAAACTACATAATTTGTAGCAGTTGTAAAAGATGATGTAATAGTATCTTTAATATTATTAAATGTGGGAACAAACTCATCAAATATTTTTGTTACACTTGCACTAACTTCTTGAAATTTTTGACTAAATATTTTTCCGTAATTTTCTAAATCTGGAAGAATTGTTTCAAACATCTTATGTCCGAAATCGGAGTCACCTATTGCTCCTCCAATAGCAGATCCAATCGCTACTCCAATAGGACCGCCAATCATTCCGACGAGACCACCAACAGTAGCACCGATTGCTCCTGGAGCTAAATCTTTAGCAACACCAGCAATTGATTCGCCACCATTAGAGACTCTATCATATGCCATGTAAGCACCAAGACCAAGACCAACCGCGCCAGCACCTTTTAAAAGTTTTCCACCAATTCCGCCTCGACGACTCTTGCCGCCAGCCTTTCCGCTATCTTTTCCATCACCTTTATCTTTTCCACCTTTACCATCACCTTTATCTTTTCCACCTTTACCGCCACCACCCCTACCACCCAAAATTCTATCCATAATCCCTTCAGCGGCTCCGGAAGCTAATGCTGAACCTATACCAGAAGAATCTTCATTTCCGTCACCACCCCCACCTCCACCCCTACCACCACCTTTAGAACCAATATTGTTAATTGCATCTAATAATTTACTATCTCTTAATGCTTGTTCTCTAGCATTTTCTTCATCATATTGGGATTTTGTTTTAGCAGAATCTACTTGATATCTTAATAATCTAGTTTGTTCAATAATGCTTGCATTTATTAGTTGCAATTCGCGAACAACTGCAGCATTAAAATTTGAACTATCTGAAGATGTGTTAGTTGATGCTGATGACGATGATTTAGAAGATGATGACTTTTCATCTTTATCGTTTTTATTAGAATACGAATTAGCACTACTTTTCAATGCTTCAGCAAAAGAGTATGCGCTATTAATTCCCGGCATCTCAGATCTTGCTGCGCCTTTGATTGCAGCACCAATTCCGGAAATAGATCCTGTTACAGTTTTTTTTGCAGCTTCAGCTAAAGCTGAAGCATAGTTTCCTATTGAAGCCATTAGTCTCTATCCAAAACAGAATCGGGATTTGAATTAATCACTGTAGGTTTTTTAACTACTGGTCTTGCAGGTTTACTAATCTGATTGACTGGAGTAACAGTATCTACAATTTTCTCTGAACTAAAAGTAGACGTTTGTTGTTGATTTTGAAATGGCGATGGGGAACCAACACTTGTTGAGAATGAACTAGCACCAGCAATTTTTTCTTGTCCGCGACTCCAAGCAGCAACTCCAAGAACTGCACCCATCGCTAGATGATAGAGTCCAGCACCTTGAAGCGTGATTGGATTCCATTGACTTGAAACATTGCCGTGCTGAATTGCTTGAAGCACCGACCATAGAATTGGAAAAATAATAAAATCAGCAATACAAGTTACCATGTATGACCACCCCATCATAGGGCGCCATTTGCTGTTCATCCAGTCTTCTTTTTTATGATGGTGGTGCTTTGTTGTCATCGTTGTCTAGCCCTTTGATTTTGTGCTTCTATTTTGTTATTTTGTTCTTCGATGTGCTGAGCCAATAACATTAAGTATAAATCACGTTCAAAGGGAATCATATCTTCAAGCACTTCTAAACTATATTTATGATGCTGAATCAGAGCAAAATTAGTTTTATAATAATTTGCTAAATTATCATTGCCCATCACAATACGAAAAAATTTGACATTCCTTCTAATGTAACTTTATCATGTGATCCGCATCCGCCACATTTCCATTCAATTTCTTTTTTGACTTTAGGCATTGAAGTAAAAAAGTTATTGATTTTCAAAAACTGTTCTTGCGAAAGATTGTCGATGAATTCAAACAATTCTTTTTTTGTAACGTCTTCAATCTTGTAAATCTCTTCTTTATCATAAATGTATTCGATACAATTTGCAATAGTTTCCATTGCAATATCCATTTGATTTTTAGATTTTTTGTTTAGATTTTTTAGACTTGCTTCATCAAGTGTTGGATATTTCATTTTAACACCGACTTGATTTTCTTCGTCAAGAATAATATTATCCGTGTGACCAACTCCCTGATCGACTTCAATTTCTAATAAATTAACATCTACTAGTGTAACATGATCACATTCTACACCTTCATCGTTGTATCCAGTTCGATGACGCATACGCAATTCTACATTTTCTCCAATAGACTTTGCTCTTAAATTAATAAACAAATATTCTAAATCAAAAGTTGGAAGTTTTTCTACATCAATCTTGTCAATTGCACAATTATTGATGATTTGTTTGATTGCGATTAGATTAGCATTCTGATCGTTTGACTCTCCAGCCATCAAAAGAATCTTTTGTTCTTTGACAAGAAAAGGTCTATACTTCACAGTTTGTTTTGTTGAAGGTAGAATCAATTCAAAGATAGGCGAATTAATTTTAGGTAAAGGCATAATAATCTCCAAAAATAAAAAAAAATAATTTAAAGCACTATAGGTAGTGTATAATAGCGATAGTTGAGTGTGACAGAGAATCTTTGATATGAGTTGGTTTCATCCCAAGAAGCATTCATAGCTGAAATTGCAATTGGATAAACATCATGCATTACAAAATTCATAATTACGTTTGCAGTTGCATTTAATTGTTTAACCGAAAGGGTTACTCCTTTTGCATAGTCTTCATAATATTTAACTAAACCTGGTTTTGGATCGTAAGATGTGAAAGAATTTTTTGTCATAGCAACGTCTTTTGCATTTGTAGTATCATATCCAGCTGGATTGATAATATTATCAATCCAATTATCAAAAAATAATCTTTCTACTTTATCTTCAGAGCATATGATAGACAATTGAATGTCGCTATATGTTACATCATATGGAAGTTTTAATGTTGTTCCGCCTCCACCAACGTCTTCATTTGTTGCAAGTGTTTTCCCAGGAAATTCTGCTTTTTCGCATCTAAATTTAAACGTGTTGTTGATATCATATTGAAGAAATGATGGTATACCGCCCAGTTCAGCAATAAAATAGTTTGGGCGAACCATAGCTTTGATAGATTCTTTAAATGAAGATACGCTAAAAAAATTGTCTACTCTAGTTGCCATTTATGCTCTCGATATTTTTCTAATAGAATCTTCATGCACTTTTCTTGCATCAGCTTTTCTAAATGATTCTGTTGGAAGAAACAATGCAATGTCCCATTCGTTTACGTTTATTTCTAAAAACTGCGATCTAACATGATTTCTCAAATACTTTTTAAGTGTAGGTTTGTAATATCTATACTTTGAAGCTGATTGTAAAATTGAATATGAAATCTTAACTCTTGTAGTAGCATCATAATTTTTATTTGTCAAAGTAGAATATAAAGCATCCATTAATTTTGCTCTAAGCATTAGAGGCAAATAATGAAAGTTGATTCCTAAAAACCCATCAGACTCAAACTTAACAGGAAAGATTAATGGAAATGTGTCATAGTATGGCAACTCTTTCTTCATCTTAGGATCATAAGCAAAAGCGTACATATAACCAATTTCCATTGTACCAACTTTTCTTGTTGGATTTGTCAATCTCTCCATTTGCGAAGATGGAATATTCGAAGCTAAATTCTTTACAGAGTTTCGATACCAAGTTCTCGCAGCCTTGCTCTTCGCAGGCACGATTCCTTTAGCTAATCCTTGTTGTATGATTTTGTCGAATATATCCATATATTCTATTTATCTCAAATCTTTGTCTGTAATTATTTTAAATTCCCAATTTCTATCTTTAGCATATTCTGTTGCAGCTTTCCACTTTGCTTGATTAACACCCCAAGTCTTTACTTCATTTAGAAATCTTCTAGTCGGTCTTCCAGTAGGAGTGTCTTTTCTCTTTGGTGGTTGTGTTTGTATTGCTGGTTTTATTTCAATAAGAACTGATTTAAGAATTCCTTCTCGATCTCTATATCTCATCCAAAAATCAACAAAGTATCTATGATAACGATTATCAATAGGAGAGACATATGGAACGACAACTTCTTCTGAAGACCATTCAAGCACTGAAGCATTTGTGTCACAATATACCATGAATCTACGCTCTAAAAGACTTCGATAAATAATGTTAGTTGGATCACCCTTATACTTTTGATAATTTTGTGGTTTAAATTTGCCTTTATATGACATAAATAGAATAATAATTTAGTTAGGAAAAAAATGGCAACAATTAATATAAATTCAAATTTTGTTCCCGGGAACGGAGCATGGGACTATCCATCAGCTACTCAATTAAATTTTGGAACAGATTTTGCAGGATCCGAGTATATTATTCCTGTAGTTAGATTTAAATTTTTTAATTCATTGGGTGAAGAGACAGAATCACCTTCTCCGATTATTTATATCAAGATGGGTGGAACATTTCAATCATCTTTATCTAATCAATGGAATGCAGCTACAAACATTTATGGAAACCCATCTGTAGGAGTAGACGATACTGGTCTTGGTGTTATTCAGAGAATGGGTGGTAGCTTTTATGAAGCATTGCAAAAGCAATTAATGAATTCTGTTGGTTCTGCTGCTGGATCATTTGCATCTGCTGGTCAATCTGGAAAAGCTAATTTTGAATTTTTGCAAAGAAAAGCATTCAATAACTTTCAACAACTAATCTATTCTGGACCAAATTTTAGACCATTTTCATTGCAATTTTCGATGAAACCGACAAGTTTAGTAGAAGCACAAGCAATGCGAGATATTATTCAAACATTTAGAATAGCATCTTCTCCTAGAACATCAGAATCAGATCCATCTAATGACCCAACTCAGCCTCATGATGGTAATGATTATGAAAATGAACTATCAAGATCAAACGGTGGATTAGGTCTTAGTGGTAGTGATTTTGAATCTTCCAGTGGATCTTCGACAGAAGCATCATATACTGGAGCTGAATTTGATCTTTTAATTGCAAGCACTGGTCAAAGTAAACTGTTTGGATATCCAGACCTATGTAAATTTGAATTGCTTCTTTACAATCATAGTATGAGTGTGTTAACACCTTTATTTGAATCTAATTTATGCGTGATAGACTCTGTTGCTACAGATTATGGATCAGGAAATAAGATGACATTTTTTGATGGCGATGAATATTTTCCAACAGAGGTTACATTGAATTTAGGATTAAAAGAAACTAAACTTCTCACTGCTTATGATGTATACGCTTCTGCAAACAATCACACAATATTCTAATAATCATGAGTATATTTCAATACTACCCAAAAGTTGCTTATAAAGTCGATAATGTTGATTACATCAAAGCAATCGATATTACAACTTCAATAAAAATAAAAGATTTCTTCAAAACATATCGAGGTATTTCTTTCACTCCTTATGTTGTAAAAGATGGAGAAAGACCAGACTATGTGTCATTTAAATTTTATGGAACACCAATGTATGATTGGGTGATTCTATTGTCAAATGACATTTATAATATTTACGATGATTGGCCTAAAAACACTACGACATTAAATTCTTATATTGAAGAAAAATACGGAACTATAACATCAGCATTAGGTACAATAAAATATTATTATAATTTAAATAATGATATAATTGATGAAACTGCTTGGACCAGTTTACCAACAAATCAAAGAAAATCAGAGTCTCAATACGAATATGAAGTTCGTAGAAATATTAATAAATCTAGAATAAAACTTGTTAAAAAAGAATTAGTTAATGCTGTAGACATGGGTTTAAAATCTATCATAACTAAACCAGTATTATGAGTCGTTTATTTTCTCCCGATCAGGTTGTTGATGCATACATAAGAGCCACTTCATCTGCAAATAATGCTTCGCCTAATTATAATTTAAGTGAAACTAGAAATGTAACTAGCACTATTCCTGGCGGTACAGTAAATGTAGCAGAAATAAGCATTACAGTTAGAAGTGGAGAAAGAATTACATTAGCTGGACAATACTCAAACATATCAATTCATGAAGATATTTTTGCATCATGTATTTCAGGATCAATTACAATTATTGACACAGCTGGATTTCTTGAATCATTTAGAATTAAAGGCGGAGAACACATCAACATTAAGATCACAAAGCCAAATACAAATGATATTATTATTTGGAGAGAAGATCTAGTAGTTCATAAAATTAGTGAATCAGCTGTTGATCCAACTACATTTAATTCATCATTTGATTTGTATTTTGTTTCGAGATCACATGTAAACTCATTAAAAAAATCTTTATTTAAAAGTTATAAAAACATTTCTTATAAAGAAGCTGCTAAGTTAATTTACTCAGAAATGTCAGTAAATGATTTAATTGTAGATGATCCAAATTTAACTTTGTCAAAACCTTTCATTTCGACTGGATTAATGCCACACAAAGCAATGGAGTTTCTTTGTCATAGATCATGTAAAAAAGACAAGTTTTTTGTTTTCTTTGAAAGATTAATTCCTTTGACTGGAACATATACAGACAATAAACCATTTACGGCTTCGCATTACTTTGGAAGCATAGAGGCTTTAATTGCTGAAGCAAATTTATCAACTCCACAAACAATTTACTTTCATGAAAAAACAAATCTAGCTTTAGAATCTGGAAAAATAATTCGAACACCAATCTTAGAAAGAGATTCTAATTTTAATCATATTCAAGCAATGATTTTAGGATTCTATAATACATCATTGACAACAATCGATCCAATCTCAAGAACACATTCAACAAAAAAATTTGGATACACAACAGAAGACTCAGTAACAAATGATTTTTATTCTTATAAATTAATTGACGAGTACAATATATTTAATGTTTATAATGATTCTAAAAATGAAATTCCCGGAAGAAAATTAATTACATCTTCAATCAATGACACAGCAAATAGAAATGTTTGGTTGTCAGACAATATTGTTGGTCAAATTTCAAAAACTTTATTTAAAATTGGTGTAGAAATACAAGGCGGGACTAATAATATCGGTATTGGCAATATAGTTTATTTGTATTCTCCTAGTCATACTGAGAGAGTATCGAATCCAACAAATTCAAATTTGATTCCTAATCGATTGGAGTCTGGAAAATATTTCGTAACAACAGTCGAACATAGAATTCGTTCTGGTGAATATATTAAAGGATTGACTTTAAGTAGAGCATCATCTCCTATAGATCATAATAAAACAGTAGCTGGAGCTGAAATTGATTTTTCACTAGATATTGCAACACTTAGAACAAGCATTGGCGATGTAAAAAAGAAAAACGATTTAGACAACTCATCCATAGTAGACAACTGGAGAAATAACATAGTACCATGAAAAATTTAGTAAAATTATCTTTTTCGGAATTTGTTTTAATGAAAGACTTTCATGCAAATCAACTTTGCGAGAAACAGATTCTTTATAACAACGGAAAGAAATATGGACAGATTGTATTTCTTGCTGGTGGTGCAGGATCCGGTAAAGGATTCGCAATTAAGAATTTCATGCCAGGAAGTGATTTTAAAGTTCGTGACGTTGACGAAATGAAACTTGCATTTCAAAAACTCGATTCTCTTCAAAAGTTTACAACTAAAGATTTGTTAGCAAAGTATGGAGATAAAATCTCCGACAAAGATAGAGCAATTATTGATAGAGAATTGACCGAGAAAGGTCTTGGTATGTCGGATCTTAATTTAAAGACACCAACTCATGTGTATATTCTTCATGTGTTAGTTCGTGCAACTGGTGTTAAAGATAAAACTTTAGACTTGATGCTAGATGGCGCAGAGAAAGGAACACTTCCAAATATTATCTTTGATAGCACTTTCAAAGATGTTACAGATATGACTGATGTTCTACCAAAACTATTTGCTGCTGGATATGAAGAAAAAAATATTCATGTTACCTGGGTTTTGACGAATTATCAGATTGCAATCAAAAATAATAAGTCTAGAGCAAGAGTTGTTCCAGACGATGTTCTATTAGCAACACACAAGGGTGCTGCGCAAACAGTCTATGGTTTAGTCACACATTCAATGCCTAAAGAAGTTCAAGGCGGTATTTACGTCATTCTAAATAATCCAGAAAATACGATTGTCGTGATTGATCCTAAGACTAATAAGCCATACAAAAACATGCATGGTGATATTGTTGTGAAAGATTTTAAATACTTGACTTTAAAAGAACCGGGTAAGCCAGCAAAGAAAGAAATTGAAATTAAGAAGCAGCTTCTTACTTGGATCAGAGACAATACTCCTGAGGGAGCCGTAGATACTTCAGATTTGGATAAGCTATGAAACGATATAAAGACATGATTAAAGGCACTACTCTTTCAAATGAAGAATGGGAAGAGCAAGTCTACGGACCAGAACTATTTGAAACACTACAACAAGTAGACGGTAGATGGGCTTTAGTCTCTAAAAAAACTGGTAGACCTTTACGATATTACAAAGGCGAAGGAAAGCCTTCCGACGCTTGGGTTACACAACAAGAACGTGAAATACAATATTTCAAACACATGGGACATTAATGAGAAATTTTCTTGGTCATGATGGATTCATTTGGTGGATTGGTGTAGTTGAAGATATTGATGATCCTTTGACTCTTGGTCGATGCAAAGTTAGATGTTTCGGCTATCATCCAGCAATTAAAGAGAATACCGTTCCTACGGAAGATTTGCCTTGGGCACTTGCAATTCATCCACTAAACACTCCAAATCTATATGGTACGCCAAGAGTTGGTGAATGGGTGTTTGGGTTTTTTCTCGATGCATTGTCAGCACAAGAGCCAGCAATTCTAGGATACATTCCAGGAATTCCTCAAGCTACATCAGAGTATTTTGGAGTGACTCCTAATCTAACTAGAAACTTTGCTGCTGTTACACAAAAAGAATCCGTTGTTTTAGATGTGAATGGAACTAAGATTGAAATACTTAATAATGGTAATCTAAATATAACTGCTAACTCAGACTTGACAATCTCTGGAAACTCCATTACAATAACCGGGAAATCAGTAACTATTAGCGACTCTAGTAAATCAGTTACACCAAGTTCTATTGATGCGGGAATTGAATTAGCTAAGACATTACCTTTACCCTCTTGACGGTCAACACACTGATATTAACACTTGTCAAGCACTTTGTCAAATTTAACTAAGGAATAATACCACATGACTAATCACGATAATCTATTAAGCATCTTTGAAACTTATGTATCCGAGAATCAAAAGTTCGAAGAAAAAGGAAACAAAGCTGCTGGTACAAGAGCAAGAAAAGCATTAGCTGAGTTCTCAAAATTAGCAAAAGAACGTAGAAAAGAGATTCAAGAAGCAAAAGTTGTGGAAAAAGTAGCATAAATATGACATATGGCTACTATAACTTTTTATAAAGATTTACCTTTAGATTTTACTCCTCATCCTGTGAGTGGAGACATTCGTCCTATAACAAATGAAGCAGCGATTCGTAGATCATTGATGAATCTATTATTAACAAAAAAAGGAAGTAGACCATTTTATCCAGAATATGGAAGTACAATTTTTAATTTTTTATTTGAACCGAGTTCTGCATTTACAGTATTCAATATAAAAGAAAGTATATCAAACACAATTAAAAGATTTGAGCCTAGAGTTACCTTAAGAAATGTTGATATTAAAATTGAAGATCATGGCATTACTATGAATTTGAGTTATACGATTAATAATACTGGCTCAACTTCAACTTTAGAAACAACAATTTCAAGGTCAACGTAAAATGGCTGCAGATAATAATCTAAAATTAGATGAATTAGATTT